GTTCCCGCGAATACCGTCCATCACGTCATCGTAAACCTCGCTGGCAAGCTCGTTCCGACTGAAACGAACCGTCGCACGGAGACGCCGTGCCGAGCCATCAAGCTCTACAGATTCAACAACACCGATCTGCCGCTCTGGATCGTGGTCCAGTAACAACGGCGCACGGCCTGAATTAAGAAAGTCCAGATCAATCGAACTTTCCGAGTGATCCAAGACTTCGATACCGAATGAACGATCAACTGGCGTCTCAGATGAAATCGACATCCGCACGCGGCGATCGTCCATCTCTTCGGCGTCCATCCGTTCTGCACGATGAAAACGCTCTTCTTTCGCCAGACGTTCAACGTCCATTTCTTCGGCTGCTTCCTCAACTTCTTCGATCTGCTCAGGCATCAAATTGACGCCTTCGAACATTTCGCTTTTCCCAAACTCAATCAGGAATGAGTCATCAGTTTCTGTGATTGAGACGATGTGACGCTTGGCCTTTACTGGCTCATCACGCTCTTCGATCGCCTCTTCAAATTTCATCGGTTCCATATCGTGTTCCGCCAACCAATCAAGTGCTTGTTGCATAGTATAGCGGTCTGCGTCAAAACGCACACTCTGGATTTCAGAAACGCGCTCAAGCTCTTCGACATAAATGCCATAGATAAAGTCGATGCCTTCACCGCCGGCGTTCGCCTCACGACGAAACTCAAGATACTTTTCTGGATCATTGATCCGCGCAGCGTGTTCGTTTGGATACGGACGTTGTTGTTCCATCTTCGTTTCCTCAGATCGTTCTTCGATTTTATCAATCAACTCACGGATCAAATCTTTCATTTTCGCTTCGCCAAGTGTGCCAATAACGCCCCACTTAATCTGGGCCACGACTCCTGCAACGTTAGATCGTGTTGGCTCAAGATCACCCGAACTGAATTGGCTTCCGTCTTCGAAATGACGTGCCGCCCAGGCTTCGCGTTCTTTGATCCAATCCAGCACGCCTTCGGTTTCAGCACCGTCACGCGCTCTGGACCAGAGATTAAAGGCTTCGTTTCCACGGATATTGCCTCCAAGTTCCCAGATTTCTGGATTGTTGTCTTTCAAGTTTGACGCGAAATCGTGATCAAACTGCGGATATTCTGAATTTCGAAGCGAGATTTTAAGGTCATCGCCCTCTTTCGGGAAGTCAGTTGCCATCGTTTTCGTCCTCTTGGTCTGGCATTTCCGCAAATGGTTCGCCAGTTGTAAGGTCGACTTTCATCGGACCGAAGCTCGATTGACCGCCGCCAAACGGTTCGAATGCGAGCGTCAATCCAAAGTCTGCAGCCGACTGCTTATCACGCGCAATTTGTGAGAACACTTCTTCGACATCACGTCCGTATACCGCCGCAACGTCCTGCATTGAGATCAATCCGTTGTTTAGAGCAACGACGTGTGCGTTGATCTCTTTCTGTGGATCGACCCACTGGAATCCGCGTGGGCGGAACATTGCCGAATCGGCAAACTTGTCGTACTTGCGGATCGGCAGATTGACGACTCCATTGGTCATCGTCTGTAGCAGCCAGTTCCGGAAGACCGGCACAACGAAGTGCTCAATCATAAAGCTCTGAAGCATCCGGTAGAAATCACGATCTTCAATCGTGCCCTGGCGGATTGATGAATAGGAAGTCTGTGTCAGATCGTTCGCCAGTGAGTGGTACGAAACGCCAAGACCGGATGCGATTCCGCGAAGAACTGCTTTTTCAAATTCAGCAAACGCCGACGTTGGATGCTGCGGATCGAACGATTGAAAACTGACGCCTTGTGGCAACTGCTGGAACGTGCCAGGTTCGGCTTCCATAATCGGCACAACGCTGTCCTGATAATCGTCTGGAATGAATCCATCACCAGCCGGCGATGTGAAGAATCCCATCTTCGACGCAGCGGTCCGCGCTGCCACCAGTTCCGCCTCACGATAACCGTGCAACATCTTCAGTGACTGAATTGCTGTGGTCATCCACGGCACACCGCGTGTCTGCTGTGCGCGTTCTGGCAGATACAAGTGCAACACACGATCCGCCGGGACACGCTCAGTGCGACGCGACTGCGTGGCATATTCCAAGTCGCCAGGATGCGCGGTCAGAATGTGGTACGCGATGGGCCGGCGATACCGATCCAGTTCGACACCCATCCGAATCTGGCGACCGTCTTTGAGACGTTCGTTCTTGTCTTCGTCGATCAGATCAGGTTCCAAGAACTCCAAAGCGAAACGATCAGGATTCCCGTTGTAATTGACCATCCGAATCAAGCATTCGCCATCACGTGCCAACGATTCAATCACCATCGCCTGGGCATCAATCCAGGACATCCGACCATCGACTGTGCAGTTTCCGGCTCGACCCCAACGCTTCCATTCGCGTTCGATCATATTGTTCGCGCCAATGTCCAGAGTCCCGTCTTCGTTGAACGCCTTTTCCTGCAGCGTGATTCCGCGTTCGCCGATCACGTTGGTCTTGATCAAATGCACATAACGCTTGGCGTATTCGTTATTTCTAACCAGTTCGCGGCAACGATTCCGAAGCGTCTTCAGCGTATGCCGAAGCTCTGAATCTGCAGAACGCTGCGACGTTATGAAGTCAGAAAACAGACGATTGGTTGACGCGCCATCATAGCCGCGCTTTCGCATCGGCTTTTTCTTGCGCTTGAAAATGTCCATTAACGCCATCCCGAAAACCTCACTTTAACCGTTGAAGACGTTTTCCGTCCCAAAGCTATATCCTCTTTCTGGCGCATCTGGATCACTTCAGATCGATAGTAGTCGCGCCACTTTATCAATTCGTCTGGACTCATCTTGGTCAACGAACGCCCTGCAATCGAATAACTTGAAACGTCTGCATCTGCTTTGCCTTCAAGTAATGATTCGATTTTGGTCAGCATTTTTTCAGCGTGTGTGCGCGGATCAGCACCGCCAGCATCCAGATCGACAATCGCCGTGAACGCTCCGCGATCGACAACGACCCGATCGCCGGTTGAGTCTTTCTGAATCTCTAATTGCCAATGGTAATATCCGGCAACGAAGTCAGCCGACGTTTCCGAATCGGCAGTGAATAAATATCCGCTATTGTATGCAGTGCCTGTTACTTGGATTTCGGTATTACCACCGCCAGTGATGCGTGCAACATACGTTGCTGTGTATTCGTCGTTTGGATAAGTATCTGCTAGATCGTTTCGGGTCCATTGGATGTAATCGCCAACGACGATCTCCGATGGTTCGCCTTCGGGGGCTTGAGTGGGGTCAAAAGCGTTGGCCATTCGTTATCTCCACTGATTCACAAATCCGCCCCTACGCTTGCGTGACGGTCTCGATTGCTCTTTGCTGTCTGACACGCTGTCTCCATTCTCTGGGTCCGGCGTTGAAGTTCGCTCCATTTTACTCGCTATTGTATTGACATTCACCCCAAGAATGGAATACGCCGCGAATGCATAAACACGAACGTCCAATGCTTCGTTTCTTTTTCTGGTTTTGATCCACATTCTTTTGGCGTGACCGCGCACGTATCGGGTCACCAATTTCTCTGAAGTCAACTGCTGGAAATACTCATCAGTGCGATCCACCGGGAAATGACAATAGCCTGGACCCGGCTCTGATATTTTCAGCCGGCCATAGACCAGTTCTTTGCCGGTATCGACGCCCACTGAGAACAGACGCACCTTGCCAATGTTCGACTTGTTTGGACGCCCCACGAACGCACGACCTTCACCGCCAACACCTTTGATGGCAAACACGCGGCGAGCCTCTCTGGCTTTCACGTATCTATACGTGGCTTGCGTATGGTGTCCACCAGTATCAATCGCAGTTGCACGGATCGAAAGCATCCGACCATCGTGCGTCTGATATTCGTCGAATAGAACTGAATCCAAGTTCTCCCAGACCTTCGGTCCGGATGGATCGCCATACAGTAGCTTATAGGCTACAGACCACGTTTCTTCGTCTGAATGATGATCCACACCGTCACCTGATTCCTGCCAGGTTTCGGCCAGTGAGACGTTGACGAAAGTTTGCAGATCATTGGTGTGCTTTTTTTCCAAAAACGACTGCGCGATGTCGCCAAGTTTTCGGAAACATGAATAAAGTTCGCTTAAATGATAACTCGCATGACCGTTGAATGGTTTATTTGCGACCCATTTTCCGGCGCGTATCGCCGCAATTCGCTCCGCATCTGACCACAATGACCCGCAGTTCACGCACGCATACTCCGCTTTTTGTGGTTCGCCATCGGGCCAGTTGACGTTTTTCCACTCCAGCGGTTGTGTATAGTCACAGTGTATACACGGCACGTGGAAGCGACGCTGATCGCCCTGGTCATATGCATCTTCGATCCAACTTGCGCCTTTGATTGTCGGCGTTGAAATCTCAAGCAGCTTGCGTTG